ATAGCATGATACAAACTCAACTTAAAAACACAGCAAAGTCCGGATCAGTAACAGATCCGGACACTGCACTGGAAATAGCATTAATCAAAAAAGATATATCCATCATTAAGGACAATCATTTGCACCATATAGAGAAGGATGTAAACGAGATTAAAAAAAATGTAGATAAAATCGATAATCGCTTATGGTGGTTTGCTGGTATAATCATAGCAGCAACAGTGGGACCGCTACTAGCGGGAATGTTTATATAACCTAACCAAGGGTAAATGGGAGAACTAGAATGGCAAGACCTAAAAAGGAACTTGATGAAGAACTATTATTAAAGTTGGCACAGTTACACTGTTCGATGGCTGAAATGGCGGACATTATGGGTGTGTCAAAAGACCTCCTAAACAGACGTTATAAGTCAGTAATCGCTAAAGGGAAATCGACTACTAAAATGAAACTAAGACGGAAACAAATCGAAGTGGCAATGTCAGGCAATCACACAATGTTGATCTGGCTTGGTAAGAATATGTTGGGGCAGAGTGATTCACCTACAATGGAAGAAGACGTAAACATCTTACCATGGAGTGATGATATAGATGGGACTTAATATTGCCCAAACTGCTGTTGCAAATGATCCTGCACGTTTCAGGGTATTTGTTGCAGGACGTAGGACAGGTAAAACATTCCTGTCGGTAAGGGAACTTGCACGGTTTGCCAGACATCCCAACAGGCGTGTATTATATATTTGTCCCACATATCAGATGGGCAGAGATATTATATGGGCTGATTTAAAACAACGATTAGGCGATCTGAACTGGATTGCTAAAACAAATGAAAGTAGGTTGGAACTAACCTTGATTAACGGAAGTATTATATCAATAAGATCAGGAGACAATCCTGATACTCTGCGTGGTGGTGGATACGATTTCGTTGTGTTTGACGAGACATCGGATCTAAAGCCTGAGATATGGTATGAAGTGATCAGGCCAGCACTTTCAGCACAGAAACCACCAGGACAAGCCCTGTTCTGTGGCACTCCAAAAGGTGTCAACTGGTTTCAGGATCTATACTTATTGGGCAAAAATGAGGACCCAGCCTGGGCTAGTTTTCAGTTTACAACACTAGAGGGTGGTAATGTTCCGGAAGAAGAAATACTTGCAGCGAAGTCTGACCTAGATGAAAGAACATTTAGGGCAGAATACGAAGCATCTTTCGAGACGTACAGTGGTGTGGTCGCATATAACTTCAGCGACGATCACATTGTGAAATGGAATCAGAACTCAGACTACAAGCAGATCATCATTGGGGTTGATATGAATGTGGACCCAATGTCGGCTGCTATCATGGTTAGGACCGAACATGGACTTCACGTTATTGATGAGATATCTATGTTCGGTTCTAACACAGACGAACTTGCACAAGAAATAAAGAATCGTTATACCGGTAAAAGCATCATGGTATTTCCTGATCCTGCAGGTGTACAACGTAAAACCTCAGCCAATGGTAGGACTGATATAAGTATTTTACAAAATGCTGGCTTCACTGTAAAGCATCGTGCACGTCATCCAGCAGTAAAAGATCGCCTAAATGCTCTGAATAGTCTCCTACTAAATACTAATGGAGATAAGAGATTGTTAGTTGATCCAAAGTGCAAAGAAACCATAAAGTGTTTAAAACGCCATGTTTATAAAGAGGGAACTCAAGTGCCAGATAAATCTACGGGATATGATCACCAAGTTGATGCGCTATCGTATGCGGTAGAATACCTATATCCGGTGACTAAACAATACACCCCAGATCCAACTACAAGTTTTGGAGTATTCTAGACATGACGCCAAGTTTTACGATTAATAATGTAACAGATAGCCATTTGCGAAACACCGTATTGGGCTGCAATGGCTCGTTGACTCATACTAGTACTGGCACGAATATCAAGGACATCTTGATCGGTAAGTTTGGCAGCAGGTCGATCTTTACCACGATTTTGTCTATTACGAACAGTCATATCAGCACTATTTTCGGCATGTGTACCAAGTCGCAAATGAGCAGGATTACAACAAGCAGGATTATCGCAGGAATGCAGGACACAATGTCCAGTAGTATCGATACCTTCAAGTTCAAGTGCAAGTCTATGTGTCAACCACTCCTTGCCCCAAGCAGAGGTTCGACCATAACCATAGCTAAGACCACCAGACCACTCAAGACACGTGCCATTTGGGCGCAACTTATCGTAGAAGTCTTGTTTACTAAAATCTTTTTTCATGATCGTTTTCCTTTTTCTAACGAATCTATGATAGCACAACCTATAAGGAGAGTCAACAATGAATATTGACCTAGAATATCGACATCCATATTATGAGGAAAACATTGGCAGATGGAACTATTATCGGGCTTCCTACGCTGGTGGTTTTGATTATCGCAACCAATCACTTGGCATGCTTAGAAAATACCTGTTCGAGGAAGATGCTCCAGGTAATCAGTATGCAAATCGGTTAGAGTATACTGCCCTGGATAACATGACCAAACTTACCGTTGATACATACAGAAGTTTCCTATTCAGAAGCACACCAACCAGAACGTTCGGATATCTTCAATACGATATTGGTATTAATCGTTTTGTGGAAGATGTAGATTTTGCTGGTAAAGATTTGAATGACTTCATGAAAGAGGCCAATGATCTAGCCACCGTTTATGGTAATGTCTGGATCTTGTGTACCAAAGGTTCTATGGATGGGGTTATTACTAAGGAACAAGAGGTAGCAGCCAATCTCAGACCATACCTAAAACTATTCACGCCTGAGGCAGTATGTGATTGGCGTTATGAGACAGCAGCAAATGGTGCCGAGACACTTGTTTATATTAAAACAAAAGAATGGACCGGCGAAGATCAATACAAGTATATCATATGGACACCAGATGCAGTTTATGTATATTATACTGATGGGGAAGACATTGTAGGCACAGAGGAATATGTCAATGCTATTGGGGAAGTTCCATTTGTTTGTCATTATGCTAACTCCACTCAAACTCGTGGCATTGGTAACAGTGACGTTGCAGATGTTGCCAAAATACAGCAATCAGTGTTTAACTTGTTAAGTGAAGCAGAACAAAGTGTTCGCATTAGTGGTCACCCAACATTAGTTAAACCAGGTGATGTCTCAGCAATGGCTGGTGCAGGATCGGTAATCAATCTTGACAATAGTATGGATCCAAATCTACGTCCATACCTATTAGAACCAACTGGCACCAATATCGAGTCCATTGTTAGTATGATTAATATTCATGTAGAGTCATTCCTAAGATCAACACATCTTGGTGCAGTTATGGCAGCAAGAGGTCTTAGTGTAAAGTCAGGTGTAGCACTAGCAACAGAGTTCCAACAACTCAACACAAGATTGGGTGACAAAGCAGCCAAGATGGAACAAACCGAATGGGCTATATGGAGATTGTTCTTTGCCTGGAATAATACAATACCTGATAGTGACTTCAATATTGAATACCATAAATCATTTGATCTACGTGATAGCCACGCTGATTTAAAACTATATGGGGAAGCATTGGAAATGGGTGTTGCTTCGCCAACATTCATCCGCCAAATACACAAACAAATCGCAAAACTTGTGGTCACTGATGGGGATATCTTAGATGATATTCTAGCAGAGATTGATAGTGAAACAGTAACTCAAGGTGGAGATGATGAATGAGTCAGAATATGATCCAGAATCTGCTGTTAACTATATTAGTGGCACTGAGTGGATGGAATATGCACACTGTAAATCAACTACAGTTGGATATGCGTGAGGTCCAAGTAACACATATTAATATGGCAGACATCCAAGATATGAAATCCAGAGTTGATAGACTCGAATGGATGCTACAAGCAGATGCAATGGAGAAATAAGATGGCTTATAAAAAGAAGAAGAAAAAACTCAAGAAATAGGAGTTGATGATGGCAAAAAGACCAAAGTTCAGAGGTTCAAACTGTAAAACAGATTGTGGTGGACATCGTGCAGGGTTCAAATATAAAACTGCAGGTGGTGGTAAACCATCCC